CGTGAAAAGATTGAAAAGGCATTTAATAAAATGAATTTAGCAGTGGATAATTTTGGTAGAATAGAAGAATGGTTTAAACCAGAAGATGATAAAGATTATTTTATTCATGTTGACTTAGCTCAGAAGCATGACCATTGTGCTGTAGCTTTAGCGCATGTTGATAGGTGGGTTAATGTTAAAGTAACAAATGAATACTCTCAACCAGCTCCAATTGTTAGCGTAGATGCTGTTAGATATTGGACTCCTACTCCAGACAAGTCAGTAGATTTTACTGAAGTAAAAGATTATATTTTATCTCTTAAGACTCGTGGATTTAACATACGTGCTTGTACATTTGACCGATGGAACTCACATGACATGATGCAGCAATTAAAGGCTTATGGAATTAATACAGAACTATTGTCTGTTGCTAAAAAACATTATGACGATATGGCAATGGTTGTTATGGAAGAAAGATTATCTGGTCCAGCAATTAAACTACTTATTGATGAATTGCTACAACTTAAAATTATGCGGGACAAAGTGGATCACCCTAGAAAAGGTTCTAAAGACTTAGCAGATGCTGTATGTGGAGCAGTATATAATTCTATTAGTAGAACTAGACCGAATATGGATAATGAAATAAAGATACATACATATGAGTCTATGAGTTTTGATAATGATTTTAATCCACGAGAAGAAAAAGATCAAGCATATAATTTAATTAGAGCGCCAAGAATACCTGAAAACTTACAAGAAGCAATGGATAGGATGCAGATACTATGAGTATATATCAAGAAAAAGCTAAAGAATGCAAGTGCTGTGGAAAACATGTACCCCTTCCAACTATATTAAAAGAATACAACGAAGTCATGCTTTGTCCTACTACTTTCTCTAATGTAATTGAATATAAAAGACTATGGAAAGTATTGGGGACTAGGCCAAGCGGAAGCATTAGAAAGCATTTCTCAGAATATGTACAGCAACTTGTTGAGAGCACCATTGACAAAAACGAAGACGGAACGTTATAATATACACCTAAGCAACAGTAGCTTAGTTGGTTAAAGCCCCGAACTCATAATTCGGTAATCCTCGGTTCAAGTCCGAGCTGTTGCACGGAAAGGTATATAATTAATATATGGACGAAGACGAGAAGTTAGCCTTCTATTTAGAGATAGGCGCTATTGAAGTAATGGGTATAGAAGATGATGGAGAGTTTATCTTTAAAATAACCGATGCTGCTAAAGAGCTGGCTCCAGAATTATGGGAAGCTCATGAAGATCACGTCAACTCAACCTTGGTAGAATTATATGAAAAGGGATTAATTAACGTTTCATATGATGAATCTTTAGAGGCTATAATTGAAATTACTCCAGAAGGAATGGATATCATTAAAGCATCAGGACTTATTGATATAAACGAAGAATTTAATATATAATTAAATTGCCTTCGTAGCTCAGAGGACAGAGCATTCGGTTTCTACCCGACTGGCCGCAGGTTCGATCCCTGCCGAAGGCACTGGTTGATAAAAATACAGATAAAATGGTATAATAAAAACAGAATTATTACTAAAATAATATGCAGCAATTAAAATAAAAGGAGAATAAAATGTCAGCAGTACAAGGATCAGCAGCAAGGCTAGTAGAAGTAGCTTTAGGTGAAGTTGGATATATTGAAGGCCCAAAAGACAATGAAACAAAGTATGGAAAGTTTACAAAGTCTAACTTTCAGCCTTGGTGCGGTTCATTTGTTATGTGGTGTGCAAACCAAGCTGGTGTAAAGGTTCCGAATACAGTTTATACCCCAGCAGGCGCAGCAGCTTTTGTAAAGGCTGGCACATGGCAAAAGGTTGAAGAAGCAGTACCAGCAATTGGAGATATTGTTTACTTTGATTTTCCAAATGATGGCGTAGATAGAATTTCACATGTTGGAATTGTTGTTAAGGTAAATGAAGACGGCACAGTTGACGTAGTAGAAGGAAATACTAGCGGAGATAAAAAGGGAGATCAGCGCAATGGCGGAGAGGCTTGCCTTAAGAACCGTGCTTATAAGAAGAAAAATGGCTCTAAATTGCGTAAGTCTCAACCAGTTGCTATTGTCGGATTTGGTCGTCCAGCATTTGGTGAGCCAGTCAAGACTAAGACAGATAAGCCAGCAGCAAAAAAGAAGGCAGCACCAGCAGCTAAGCCTGCTGTAGAGTCAAAGAAAAAGTAGACAACTAGCACAACATTTGTTATAATAATATACGGGTCGCTCAATTGAGGACCCGTATATTAAATACTCGCTTAAAAAAGGAGCACAAAATGGTAAATAGTTTCACCCTGGATCTTTTCAATGATCCATTTTTTATTGGTTTTGATCGCCAATTCAAAGATCTAGAAAAAACAATGAAAAACTCTTCAAATTATCCTCCACACAATATCTCAAAAGTTGGTGGGAGCGATGACATGTATGTTATTGAATTAGCTATTGCTGGATTCAGTAAAGATGACATTGAGGTAGAACAGGATAAAAATGTTCTTACAATTAAAGGTTCTGCAAAAGAAGACCCGCTAAAGCAATACATCTATAAGGGAATCGGTGGACGGTCTTTTGTAAAAACATTCCAATTGGCAGAATACGTTGAAGTAAATTCAGTAATTATTTCAAATGGAATTCTGATGATAGCACTCATGAAGATTGTTCCAGAAAATGAAAAACCGAAGAAGTTCGCTATTCATGATTTTGACGAAATCGAAGGTTTTGAGGACTTAAGAGAGTCGGAAGAATCTACAAAGAAGAAAAAGAAATAGTATAATAGAAGCCTATGGACGCTACCATAGGATGCACCTGAGCATGTGGATAAACGGCTCTTTATAATTTAAGGGGATACCATGTACGAATACCATGTAAAGAATCTTAGCAAAGTAGTAGATGGAGATACTATAGACGTAGACATTGATCTAGGTTTTGATATTTCATTTAGCTCAAGAGTAAGGTTAGCTGGTATTGATACCCCAGAAAGTCGTACAACTGATAAGGCGGAAAAGGCATTGGGCTTAGAAGCAAAAGAATATCTTAAGTATAAACTGAAAGATGCTAAGTCAATTGTGATTAAAACTGAAAAGATGGACAGCTCAGAAAAGTATGGTCGTATCCTTGGTTGGATATTTATAGATGGACAAGAAGTTTCAGTTAATCAACAGATGATTAATGATGGATATGCGTGGGGTTATCTTGGAGATACTAAGGTAAAAGACTTTGAATCTTTAGCAAAGATTAGAGCAAAGAAAGTAAAGTAATGCCTGTTTATGAATACAGATGTGCAGATGATGAAGCACATGCAATACTAGAGATAAATAGAGGAATCAATGATCCAGAAGATCAGTATTCCTGCATAGAGTGTGAGTCTAAAATGGTAAGACATTTCACCCCTTTTAGTATACAGTTTAAAGGTAATGGCTTCTATAAAACGGATAACCCTAAGTAATTAAATAGTCAATCATGATATAATTCTTATGTGATACAAAATTTGTATTCCTAGGAGAACCCCTAATTGACTAGAAAGTTAAGAGTATTTACAGCCTTCCTGCTATCTGTAGGTTGGCTTTTTGCTGTTCCAACCGAAGCTCATGCAGCAGAAGGTTTAACTGCTGAAGTCTATAGTGTTAATGGTCAAAACAATGCCCCATACATACCCCAAGGAGCCTCTCCAGTAAGGACAGTCAATGTTCCTAATGTAGACTTTCAGTGGGGTTCTGGATCAGTCCTTGGAGGCCCATCAGAGGACGTTATTGTAAGGTTTACTGGCTATATTCTTAGCAATACTACGCAAGATATATCATTTTTAGCAACAGCAGACGATGGAACTAGAATATATATTGATGGCATTTTAATAGCAGATGACTGGTTTGATAAAGGTGGTGGAGGAACTGTAAGTGCCCCAATATCTTTTACAGCAGGAGTTCCCAAAAACATAGAGCTAATGTACTATGAAAATGGCGGGGGAGCAAATGTATTTTTAAACTGGGATCAATCTGGATCAATGCAAATTATTCCAGCAGAAGCCTTTACTTCAGTGCCACCACCAATAGTAAAAACA